AGTTATTTCTTAATGAAATTTGCTGAGAAAAAACAAAAAGTATTGGTTATTGTTCCTACAACATCTTTAGTAGAACAAATGGATAATGACTTTGTTACGTATAATATGCCAAAGGGATTAACCCATAAAATCTATTCAGGTAAAGATAAGGACACAAAATGTCCTATAGTTATTTCAACGTGGCAATCAATATATAAACTACCAAAAGCATGGTTTCAGCAGTTTGGTATGATTATTGGTGACGAGTGTCATGGATTTAAGTCCAAGTCACTAATGCAGATCATGAACAAAGCTACAGAAGCGGAGTACAGATTTGGAACTACAGGCACTTTGGATGGGACTCAAACACATGAACTTGTGTTACAAGGTCTATTTGGAAAGATATATAAAGTTACTACTACCAAAGCTCTCCAAGATAATGACACTTTAGCACAACTCAATATTAAAAGGATTGTGTTAGATTATGACAAAGAAGCAAGAGAAGATTTCGGCAAAAGGACATATCAGGAGGAGATCGACTGGATTGTCTCAAACGAGAAGCGGAATAGTTTTATTAGTAATTTGGCAGTGGATCAAAAGGGTAATACACTAGTTCTATTTAATTACGTAGATAGACATGGAAAGCCACTTTTTGATATGATAAATAGTAAGGTAGACGAGAAGAGAAAAGTATTCACTGGAATTAATATACGTAATTTGCATAACATTGTATTTGCCTCACCTTCAAAATCTCAAATTAGAGTATTGCAATCAATTGGACGAGGATTGCGAAAAAGTGATAACGGCAATCCAACGATACTATACGATATAATTGACGACCTACGTAATAACAACAACATGAATTTCGCGTATTTACATTCAGATGAAAGACATAAAATATATGAACGCGAGAAATTTGATAATAAAACTTATAAGGTAGAAATTAATGGCAGCACCTCAAATCAAACAGTTCAAGTTGACGAATGAGGATGAAATTATTTGTGAAGTTTTGGAATGGGATAACGAGCATGATGCATCTATAGTAATTAGATCGGCTCTAAAATTAATTCAGGGAGTAGACCCTGACACAAAAGTTAGATTTTTTGCCTTTAGGCCTTGGTTTGGATTTCAGGACGATCCTGAATTAATGCAAACTTTAAACTCAGGTCATATTATTGGTGAAGCAAATCCAACCGATAGACTAATTAGTCACTATTTAGAAACTATCAAAGAACAACTCGACAATGTACATAACCAAAATCCAGACTTACCTGAAGAAACTTCGGAATCAGTTTCAGAAGAAGGTAATGTAATTACTTTTCCAAAGACATTCCATTAAGTATATTCCCCCTCTCAGCTTAACTCTTTTATTATACCACATAAAAGTGATTCTGTACACAACTGATTTTTTATATCATTCGCAAACTTAGTTATGTACACCGCGTAAATATTGTGATATAATATAGCTATAAAATGAAATAATATGTACATGAGGTTATTATGGCAAAAACGAAAAGACAAAGCATTCATTATGTAAATAATGCTGAGTTTTCTCAAGCGGTTGTCGACTATGTTCACACCGTTAATGAAGCCAGAGCAAATAATGCAGAAATCCCCAAAGTACCAGATTATGTAGCGCAATGCTTTTTGCGTATCTCTGAAGGGTTATCCCATAAAGCTAATTTTATTCGTTATACGTATCGCGAAGAAATGGTAATGGACGCTGTAGAAAATTGCTTAAAGGCTATTCTCAATTATGATATTGAAGCTGCTACTAGAACTGGTAAACCAAATGCATTCGCATATTTTACACAGATCACCTGGTATGCTTTCCTTAGACGAATTGCTAAAGAGAAAAAGCAACAAGAAATCAAAATGAAATACCTTACTAATTCAGGTATTGAAAACTTTATTACGAGTGACGATGATTATCAAGACCTAAGTCAATATACCATTGGTAATTTTGTAGATACTTTGAAAGATCGTATCGATAAAGTAAGACATTTCGATTTACAAGTCAAATCGTATGAACAGGAAGAAAAAGCTGTACGATCCTCCCTATTCCAGATGAAATCTTAGAGCAAATTGGTGCTTCTAATGGTGACATGTTATCATTCGATGTTTTTGATGGTTATGTTGTTCTTAAGAAAGTTGAGAACGTTGATGAAGCAAAGGCGGCACTAACAGATGAAAATAGCGATACTGAATGACACACATTGTGACGTACGTAATTCATCTGAAATCTTCTTAGAAAATCAAACTCGATTTTATAGCGATACTTTCTTCCCATATTGCTTAGAACATGGTATTACACACGTTCTACATTTGGGTGATTACTACGACAATCGTAAACAAATTAACGTAAAAGCCGTTAATCATAATCGTAAGATCTTTTTGGATCCATTACGAGACAATGGTATGACTATGGATATTATTCCAGGCAACCATGATACCTATTACAAAAATACTAATGACTTAAATTCTCTTAAAGAATTCTTAGGCCATTATATGAATAATATCCATATTGTTATGGAACCTACTGTAATGGATTATGATGGGCTTAAGCTTGGTTTAGTTCCGTGGATTAACAACGAAAATTACGTTGACACCATTAATTGGTTACAGACTTGTGATGCTCAAATGATTGGTGCGCACTTGGAATTGCAAGGCTTTGAAATGATGCGAGGTGTTACTAATACCTCTGGAATGGATGCATCAATCTTTAAACGGTTTGAGTTGGTTATGTCTGGCCATTTCCATACAGGATCTCAACAAGGTAATATTAGATATCTTGGCACTCAATTTGAATTAACTTGGTCTGATTGTGGTGATCCTAAACACTTTCATGTTCTAGATACTGAGACTCGTGAGCTTACTCCGGTAAGAAATCCTCACACTATTTTCGAAAAAGTTGTGTACAATGACAAAGAAATAGATTATAATAGTTACAAGTTGAAAGATTTATCGAAGAAATTCGTAAAAGTTGTGGTAGTTAATAAATCAGATGCTTTTACTTTTGAAAGATTCCTTGATAGAATTCAATCACAAGATATCTATGAACTTAAGATTGCTGAAAACTTTCAAGAGTTTGTGGGTGAAAATGTTTCTGATGATGGTATTTCAGTAGAAGATACTGCTGAACTTTTAGATTCATATATCGAAAATGTTGATACTGACTTGAATAAAAATCGCATTAAACATGAAATGCGAGATCTTATGAATGAGGCACAGGCACTTGATACTTTTTAAATCTATAAAATACAAAAATTTCTTATCAACAGGTGATAAGTTTACAAATATCGTATTAAATAGAACTCAGTCTACTTTGATTGTAGGACAAAATGGTGCAGGCAAATCCACAATGTTGGATGCTATCTCATTTGCTTTGTTTGGTAAACCACATAGAAATATTAATAAACCACAGCTTGTTAACTCAATCAACCAAAAAGCATGTGTTGTTGAAATATGATTAATCAATCATCCCATTCAAAAGAATATCAAAAAATCCTTGAACAAAATATTCTTAAGCTTAACCACAAGACGTTCCATCAGGTAGTTGTATTGGGTTCCTCCTCATTCATCCCATTTATGCAACTACCTGCTGGGCATCGTCGTGAAGTTATTGAAGATCTATTAGATATTAATGTCTTTTCTAAAATGAATCAACTCATGCGAGAAAAGAATGCGGCATTAAAAGATAGAACTAATGAGGTTGTTTATCAACTTGATCTTATTACTGATAAGATTGATACGCAGAAAAAGTATATTAAGGATGTCAAAGCACTTAACAAAGAATATGCGGATAAGATTGAAGAAGAGATTACTGAGCTCGAGGAAGAGCAAACCAAACTCACAGCCGAAAACACCGAGCTTGGGTCATTCATTGAATCCAATACGACAAAGGTATCAGAGACGCTTGCTAAGCTCAACTCAAAGCAATCGACTCTTAAGGAGCACGAACATGAACTCAAATCAGAAATCAAAAAGCTTGTTAAAGAAACAAAATTTTTCGAAGAAAATAGCACTTGTCCAACGTGTTCCCAAGATATTCGTGATGAACTTAGACAAGATAAAATCCAATGTGCGACTACCTCGGCGAAAAGCATTAGCTCAAAATTATCCGCTATCACTGAAGAGTCTACTAAAACTGAATCAGATCTTGAGATCGCCACTAAGGTTCAGAATGCAATCACGAACAAACAGCATTTATTACTTTCTAACAATAAGCGACTTGGGCAGATTTCGAAAAACCTTGTATCTAAGAGAAGTGATCTTGGAAAAATGCAAGGTGGAGGAGGAGACCTGGAGGAAGCAAGGGCGGCACTTCAGAACTTATCAGACCAAAAAGACTCCTATACGGAGCAAAGGATTTCACTCGGCGACCAACGATCGTACAACGAAGTTATCGGGGAAATGCTAAAAGATACTGGCATTAAGACAAAGATTATTAAACAATATCTTCCTGTTATAAATAATCTCGTTAATCAATATTTGCAAGTGCTTGATTTCTTCGTCCATTTTGATCTAGACGAATCATTCCAAGAAACTATTCGTTCTCGCCATCGTGATGAATTTACTTATGACTCATTTTCAGAAGGTGAGAAACAAAGAATCGATTTGGCTCTACTATTTACATGGAGACAAATTGCTAAAATGAAGAATTCAATCTCAACAAATCTTTTGATTCTTGATGAGACATTTGATTCTTCGCTTGATGTAGATGGTGTTGAAAATCTACTTAAGATCTTATCTACTCTTGACACAGATACTAATGTGTTTGTTATATCTCATAAGGGTGATATATTAGATGGTAAGTTTAGATCTAAGATCGAATTTGTGAAAGATAAAAACTTTAGTAAAATGGTAGCGTAATGACAGACACTACAATCTATCCTCGTTGCCATCCTTATTGGATTATTGCATACACTGCTACTGGTCATTTACTTCCTTGTTGTTGGATGGATCATTATAATCATAATCCTGAATCAAAGGTTGATCAATTTATTACAGATGAACTAAAAGTTGAGAATAATAATTCTATTGAAGATATTATTACTTCTGACACATGGACAAATTTTCATAAAGGTTTAATTGATGACCCAGATAATGCGCCAAAAATGTGTAAAAATATGTGCACGCATAATCCAACTAAACACGTAAGGAATAAGCGGAATGCATCTTAAACACATTCCATATGATGACTATATCAATGCAAAGAAAAAAACTGGATTTAATATTGATAACAATCCTAGATGTCCATTGCAGTGTCCAGCATGTCAAAGACAAAACCCAGATTTAAAATGGAAAATAAAAGCATCTAAAGATATGTCGTTAGATGATTGGAGAAAAATATTACAATTCGCCGATGCACCAATAGACAAATGGAATTTTTTTAAGTTTGCTAAAATGTGTGGACAAATATCAGATCCAATTTATCATAGATATTTCCATAAACTTTTAGAAATTAGAAATGCAGAGTTCCCAATGGTGCCCATTGAAATTAGTACTAATGGCACTCGTAAAACTTCAGACTGGTGGGATAAATCATTTGAACTTTCAAGTCAAGGTCCAATTGAACAAGACAGATGGATCTTTGCTTTAGATGGTACTGATAACTATACAAATAATCTTTATAGAGTTAATTCAAACTTTGATGAAGTATACGAAGTATTGAAAAAGGGTAAATCATATGGTTTACAAGTTTGGTGGTTTTTCTTAGTATTTGAGCATAATAAACATCAAGTTGATTTGGCTAGACAAATGGCTAGAGATCTAAAGGTTGGATTTAGATTACAATATACTACTCGAGTTCGTGGAGATGTTATTGCGGTTGAAAAAGATGACAATGTCTTTATGGATATTACAGATCATGGTAGACAACATTTTATGCGACCACTGGATTGGAAACAATTAAAGCGTAACAAATATGAAAATTTTATTAAAAACAAAAAATAACTGTTTACAAAGCCACAAAAGTGGTGTATAATATCTAAATAATGAAACATAGAGGTATATCATGGAATTGAGTGAAAGCACACTGTCAGTACTAAAAAACTTTTCTGGTATTAACCAGAACATCCTTATTAAAGAAGGTAGTACTATTAAAACTATTTCAGAAGCACGTAACGTACTTGCTTCTGCAGAGGTACCAGAAACCTTTAATAAAGATTTTGGCATCTATGATCTAAACGAATTCATCAGCGTGCTTGGTCTCGTTGATACACCTAATCTACAATTCGAAGGTGAGCATGTTCGCATCTCAGATTCTTCGGGTAGATCTCGAGTCAAATACTTCTTCTCTTCTGAAGAGACATTGACAACTCCACAGAAAGATATTAAAATGCCAGACGCAGATGTCTCGTTTACTTTAGATAATGATACTCTGAATAAAGTAAAACGCGCTGCTTCAGCTCTAGGACATGGTGAAGTATCCATTACTCCTAGTGAAGGCGTTATTAATCTTTCTGTGATTGATAGTAAAAATGCCACATCTAATGCCTTTTCAATTGACATTGATGGTAATTACCCTGAGGGTTCGGCATTTAACTTTATTCTTAGCATTAGCAATCTCAAAATTCTCCCGGGAGATTATGAAGTTAAGATTTCGTCTAAGCTTATTTCTGAGTTTAGTAATAAAACGACTCCAGTAAAATACTGGATCGCTCTTGAAAAAACCTCAACATTTGGAGTATAATATGACTGATACTATTCAGCAGCTTAGCGACGTTGCTAATAAATCAGCGCGATCAACTGTCGCTGTGATCGATGCCATGACACAACGTGGCGCATTTAAAGGTGAAGAACTATCCACTATTGGTGGTCTTCGCGATCAGTGCATCCAAGTCATTCAGCTTGTAGAAAACCTTGAACAGGAACAAGCAATGGCTGCGGCTGAAACTGACGAGTAAAAGTGTCACGACTTAATACGTGCGCGAGGGGCCACGGTTAGCCCCTCACCCTTTTTTATTATGGAGTATCGTGAATGTCTAATGATTTCTTATGGGTCGAAAAATATCGTCCTAAAACTATTGCTGACACTATTTTACCAGAATCTCTTAAAAAGACTTTTAGTAAAATCATAGAGTCTAGCGAACTGCCCAACATGCTGTTTACTGGTACAGCTGGTCTAGGTAAGACCACGGTGGCTAAAGCCCTTTGTAATGAGCTTGGCCTCGACTGGATCTTAATTAATGGATCTGAGGAAGGTAATATTGAAACCCTCCGTGGCAAGATCAAGCAGTTCGCGTCCTCTGTCTCATTACAAGGTGGCTATAAGGTTGTGATCCTTGATGAGGCAGATTACTTGAACCCGCAGTCAACACAACCTGCTCTTCGTGGATTTATTGAAGAGTTCGCCAACAACTGCCGGTTCATTTTAACATGTAACTTTCGTGCTGAGACTATTCTGCAAGCCGAAAAGGCAGAATACGAACAAAAAGCTGTAGCTGATATTATCATGAAATTTGCTCCTGATTGGCGCAGAATTCTAAATGAGTTACAACGTAAATCTCTTACTGGTATCTATTCCGATGATGCTCAAGCAGATAATTATGACGATCTGTTTAAGAACCTAAAGGAAAAGAACTTTAAAGGTATGCGTACTTGGGTGGCTAATAATATCGATACAGATGCATCGGCTATCTTTAGAGCAATCTATGATCGTATGAATTCTAAGGTTGCCCCACAATCTATTCCACAAGTTGTTTTAATTCTTGCCGATTATCAATACAAACAAGCATTTGTTGCTGATCATGAATTAAATGTGGTTGCATGTATGACGGAGATTATGGCTAATGTCGAATTCACCGTTTGATTACCTAAATGCCATTAACTATACTAAAGAACAATTAATAGTTGATGACATTACAGAAAAAGAATATAACGCGTTTATGGTAAACCGCGGGCTATCTTACTTCAACGATACGGTTTTGTTTGCAAATGAAATGAACCGTAACCATCATCTAGATAATCTTCTTCAAAACGATTTTCTTATAAATATCATCAGGAAGAAAAAAAGATTTTCCAAATGGGCTAAAGCCTCAGCATTAGATGACGTGGAAGTAATAAAAAGTTATTATGGTTATAGCAACGAAAAAGCTCGCCAAGTTTCCACTCTTCTCTCTGTTGACCAAATAAACAAATTAAAAAAGAAGGTTTACAAAGGTGGAAGAAAGTAAATTGATAGAGTGGAACCCTAGCAAAATGCTAGAGGTTACATTAAATGAGCCCGATGACTTTTTGAAAGTCAGGGAAACATTAACTCGTATTGGTGTTGCATCAAGAAAAGAAAATAAGCTATACCAGTCTTGCCATATTCTTCATAAGCAGGGTAGATATTTTATTGTCCATTTTAAGGAGCTATTTCTCCTTGACGGTAAGAAGTCTAATCTAGAAGAAAATGATATTGCGCCTTATTTCAATTGATGATAAAACACAAGCTCAACCAGTAGCACCATTACGACAAATTAAGATAATCCCTTTTAAGGATAAAGAAAACTGGGAATTATGTCCAAAATACAATATAGGTAATAAGTAAATGATTGAAGGCTTTAAAGCACCATGTGTGGTGTTTCAAACTCGTGTTCGTGATGAAAGTTTAGAAGGACCTAATCCGTACCGTTGGGAAAATGTAACAAGCGATTCTCTTTTAAAGGGAAAAAGAGTAGCACTCTTTAGTTTGCCTGGTGCATTTACACCAACGTGTTCTACATATCAGTTACCAGGTTTTGAAGAAAATTATGATTTGATTCGTAGTTTAGGTATTGATGAAGTGTATTGCATTTCTGTCAATGATGCGTTTGTAATGAATGCATGGGCTAAGCAACAAGAAATTCAAAACGTAAAAGTAATTCCTGATGGCTCTGGTAACTTTACTCGATTTATGGGTATGCTTATTGGTAAAAATCACTTAGGTTTTGGCAACCGTTCGTGGCGCTATATGTGTGTGTTCAACGATGGTGTAGTTGAAAAATGGTGGCAAGAACCAGGCATCAATAACGATGGGGATGACATGGATCCATATGGCGAAACTAAACCGGAAAATATGGTAGAATGGTTACGCTCTCAAGCGTAATATATCTTGTAGATTTTTATGGTCACCCTTCTTTAGGAGATGACCA